CCCGATAACTACACTAATCACGTCAGCAATACACAGCGGTATAAAATGCTAGGTAATGGCTGGACAGTTGATGTCATAGCGCACATATTTAATAATTTACAAAAAAGTGAATAAACTATTGATTGTCACGAAATATCGTGAGATGATGCAATAGAACCAACTAGGAGAATGTAATGAAAACACGTAACAACAAACGCTGGACTGAAGAAGAAATTGCTAAATTAGTTTATATGTCTAGCAAGGGCTTTTCTAACATGGAAATGGCTCAGCGATTAAGCAGAAGTCAGGCAGCAATACAGGTAAAATTATCTAACCTTAGACAGCAAGCTAAATTAGTACCTGATGAGTCAGAGGAGATGCGTAAAGGTGATTTAATCTTACCAGCTATCTGTATTCTATTAATGGTTATACTAGCGGTGGTAAATATATTATGATGCATGAAACTATCACATTAGAATGCGAAGCGTTCGGCTATTTAGAGCTTGATGTGTCTTACGAGGAAGTGACTGAGGATAACAGCTTCAGTCATGAGTTTGGCACTGAGGAGCGTATAGACCAGTACGCAGTAGTATATTCGGTTAAGTTTAACGACCAGCCTATAACATTGTCTAAAGAGCAACTAAAAGAGCTTGAGGACTTTATTACAGAGAATCTGGTAACAGTATGAAAACCGAAAGTCACTATAAGTATTTAAAGGGTACTTTAACGCTGGAGGAAGTCATCGAGTTAATCGGTGACATGCAGCTAACAGCCAGTGTAAGAGCTGGCGCTATCCAATACCTAGTTAATGGGTATACAATGGATAAGACCAAGGGCAACACTTCAGCACTGGTTAAAACCTTACATACATTAAATGAGCGTAAAAAGACAGGTAATGCACATAAGTATATGCATGACTTTATTTCTACCGATAAGTATTCACCAAGGAGTAAACATGAGCAGTCTAGATTATTTGCTTGATAAAAAGACCAAGGAGATTCAAGAGGAACTAAGGGAGGCTAAAGTCACTGTAGAGCTATGCTATGCAATGATGATGGGTTCAGTTCTACTTAACGTTGTTTTAGTGTGGAGGCTGTTTAGTGGCTGATAATTACTTACCTAAGTTTTTTACACCAAGCAGAACAAAACATAAACGTAAGATAACACCTATACAGGCAAGGCAAGCGGAAGCTAGGCGCAAGATTGAGCAGATGAAGTACGAAAAAGAACTCAAAGCGCTAGAAGATAATTAAGTCATTGGGAGAGAATGATGAAATTAAGACCACACCAAGAACGCGCAATAAGCATGTTAAGGCAATCACTAGCTAAAGGCTATAAGAGACCGATACTGGGCGCATGTTGCTCGTTCGGCAAGACTATCACAGCACTTTACATCCTGACGGAAGCAGCTAAGAAAGGTAAGAAGTGTATATTCTTTTGCGACCGAGTAAAGCTAGTGCAGCAAGCCTTAGCAGCCTTTGATAAAGCTGGTATTGAGGTAGGTGTGATACAGAGTATGCATGAGCGTACAAATAGAGATGCCATGATACAAATAGCCAGTATACAGTCAGTCGCTAGGATGTATCGTAAACCAGAATTTGACCTGGCAATAGTAGATGAATGTCACACTCACTATAAGACGATGCAGGAGCTTATGGATAGGTACAGTAATGTGCCTTTTATTGGGTTATCTGCTACACCATTTAGTAAAGGACTAGGTAAGGCATACAATGACCTTATTGTACCAGTTACGACCCGTCAGCTACTCGATAAAGGCTATTTATGCCCAGTCAAGTATTATGGTGGTAGTAAGGTGGATACTAAGGGTATTAAGAGTAAAAGATTGTCTACTGGCGCTAAGGATTACGATCCAAAAGAGCTAAGCCAAGCAACAGAGGACCAAAGCGAGTATCTTACTGGCGATATAATCCTAAACTACACTAAGTTAGCGTATAACCGTCCAGCCATAGCGTTTAGTCCATCCATAAAGCACAGTAAATACCTAGTAGAGCAGTTTAACAAGGTAGGTATAGGCGCAGTACATATTGATGGGTACATGGATGAAGCAGAAAGACAAGCAATATTTAAAGGGCATGAAGCTGGTGAGTTTAAGATACTTAGCTGCTCAATGCTACTAGGCACTGGGTACGATGCGCCACATATCTCATGCTTGATAGACTGCTACCCTACACAATCAAAGATACAATTCGTGCAACGAGCAGGGCGCATCATGAGATTACATGAGAGTAAGACAGATGCAATCTACCTAGACCATGCTGGCAATATTTCTACTCACGGATTCCCAGAAGATATTGTGCCTGATTCACTTGACGATGGTGAGAAAACCTATAACGAGAACAATCAGGTTAAAGAGAAGAAGCCAGCCAAGACCAGAGATTGCCCACAGTGCTTTGGTATTATGATAGGGGTAAGATGTGCATGTGGCTATGAGATACCAATCACGCAGCAGATTAAAACTACTGAGGAGGAGCTGGTACTACTTAAAAAGCCTACTGACTATCAAGATGAGCATAAGGCAGTATTCTTAGGTGGGTTAGAATTACACGCACAAGAAAAAGGTTTTAAACCAGGATGGGTAGCATATTCGTATAAGCAGAAGTTCGGTGAGTTCCCACAGGTTAAACCTACTAAGGTAGATGAGATAAGCGAAGTGGTTAAGGGGTTTATAAAGCACCTAGCTATAAGAAAGGCTAAGGGCAGTAAGTATGCTAGATAACATCCTCAACTCACTAGACAAGGTAAGGAAAGTAAAGGGTAGGTCTTATACTGCGTTATGCCCAGTACACAAGGACTCTAAACCTAGCATGACTATCACAGAGACTAACAAGGGCGATGTATTGATACATTGCTTCTCATGTGGCGCTAAGGGTACAGATGTAGTTAGAGCGTTAGGACTACCAGTAAGTGAGTTATTCATTGATGAGCTAAAGGTAGATAAAAGTAGACCGTACTACCCTAAAGACCAGATGCGTAAGGACAGATACATCATACAATACTATGAGCGTGATGGTGGTGGATACTTGGACTATAAAGCGTACACTGAGAGTAAGTCGCGTTTTACTAACTTTAATGATAAAATGAGAGAATGGATGCACCTATGACCCATTATTGGAATAGACATGAGACCAACAAAGTACAGTAAAGAAATGCTAGCAAAGGCTAGTGAGTACCTAGATAAGTATGAGCAGCTAGGAGATATGATACCAAGTGCAGCAGGTATGGCTTGCCACTTAGGAGTAGCTAAGTCCACATTATATAAGTGGGCTGAACTGCACGACCAGTTTTCGGACACGTTAAAGGTAATGAATAGTACACAGGAGCGCAGATTGCTATCAGGTGGCTTATCAGGAGACTTTAATAGCATGATAACTAAGCTGGTGCTATCTAATCATGATTACAGCGACAAGGTACAGCAAGAGGTCTCAAGTCCTGATGGCTCACTTAAACCTACTCACATTATACTGGAGGGGGTAAGTGCAAACACGTCTACAGATACCTGATAAGTTAGTCCCAGTATTTCAAGGAGATTATCGTTACAGAGGTGCTTACGGTGGACGTGGTTCTGGTAAGACTAGAACGTTTGCATTAATGACTGCGGTGTGGGGCTATAAGGCTGCACAGGCAGGTCAGACTGGTATTATACTATCAGCACGTGAGCATCTTAATTCATTGGATGAAAGTTCAATGGAGGAGATTAAACAAGCCATTAAGAGTGTGCCTTGGCTGGATGCTTACTATGAGTGTGGTGAGAAATACATTCGTAGTAGGGATGGTAAGATTAAATATGCATTCGCTGGTCTACGGCATAACCTAGACTCTATAAAGAGTAAGGCTAGGATATTACTATGCTGGATAGATGAAGCGGAAGCAGTAAGTGAGGTAGCATATACTAAGTTGCTACCCACAGTGCGTGAGGATAACTCTGAGGTCTGGGTAACGTGGAATCCAGAGAGTAAAGAGTCAGCTACGCATAAGAGATTTAGAGAAGAAGTACCAGATAACGCAAACATCGTAGAGATGAACTGGTCAGATAATCCGTTTTTCCCTGACGTGTTGAACCAAGAGCGTGTTAATGATGCTAAGTCACGTCCTGATATGTACGACCATATTTGGAATGGTGATTTCCTAGTACACGTTGATGGTGCATATTATGCGCGTGAGATGATGGCAATTAAAGACCAGGTGTGTGGTGTACCATACGATGCTAACGCTAGTGTGGTGACAGCATGGGATTTAGGCATGGATGACTCAACGGCTATCTGGTTTGCTCAATACGTAGGTAAAGAGATACATATAATCGACTACTATGAAGCTAGTGGACATGCGTTAGATCACTACGTTGGTATATTGCGAGAAAAAGGGTATAATTACTCACAACACATCCTACCGCACGATGTAAAAGTTAAAGAGCTAGGCACAGGTAAGAGTCGTTTAGAGGTGCTAGGCTCAATGGGACTGACTGATATAACAGTATGCCCTATGATGCGAGTAGAGGATGGTATCCAACAAGTACGCTCTATGATAGGTAGATGCTGGTTCGATGACGTTAAGACAGAAAAAGGTCGAGATTGTCTAAGGCAGTACCGCAGAGCATGGGATGACAACTTAAAGTCATGGCGAGGTAGTCCCTTGCATGATTGGACATCTCACGCTGCTGACGCATTTAGATACTTAGCAGTAGGATATCAACCACCAAATAACTGGGGTAAACCCATTAGACGTAACCTTAAAGGCATAGCATGACATACGAAGAACTCAAGGCAGATATTGCTGATACTTTGAATAGACAGGACTTAACTAGCGTTATTCCATCATTCATCACTATGGCAGAAGCTAGTCTTAATCGTGACCTAAAGCACTTTAAACAAGAAAAACGTGCTACATCTACGTTTAATGACCGTTTCCACACATTACCTACTGACTGGCTAGGTACTAATCGTATCGTACTAGATACTAATGACGTGTTAAGACTTACCTCAATAGACGATATGCAGACAATGCGCTTTAACTATCCTCAGTCAGGCAAACCAAGATATTACGCTCACGTAGCAGGTGAACTAGAGTTATACCCTACACCTGACGTTGATTATACTGGCACTCTATACTACACAGCCAAGTTACCAGCCATTGCTACGACAGAGAACTTTGTTGCTGTAGATTATCCTGACTTATACCTATACGGCTCACTGGTACACTCAGCACCCTATTTAAAGGATGACGAGCGCCTAGGAATATGGATGGGTCTATATCAAGCAGCACTACTAGCAGCTAACAAGCAATCCAACGAGTCTAAGTACAGTGGTACTGGCTTAAAAATGAAATTAAGAGGTTAATATGTCATTCAGTAACTACTTAGAGACTAAGATTCTAGAACACGCATTCGGTGAGACAGCTTACACCATGCCTACCACTCACTTTGTTGCGCTATACACAGCAGCGCCAGGTGAAGCAGGTGGTGGCACAGAGCTATCAGGTGACGCATATGCACGTCAATCTGCTGCTTTCACAGTATCAGGTAATACCGCCACTAACTCAGCTAACATTGAGTTCCCAGCCGCTACAGGTAATTGGGGTACAGTAACTCACGCTGCTATCTTTGACGCGTCAACAGGCGGTAACATGCTTGCGTATGCTACGCTAACCTCTAGCAAGGTAGTGGAAACTGGCGATATCTTACGTTTCAGTGCGTCACAGCTTGATATTACATTAGATTAATGAACTACGGTCAGTTCCTCTACGGGTGGAGCGAATACTCTACCGCAGACCTAACGACCAAGGATGCAGTCTCACTTACTGCGTCTGGTAGTCAGTTTAGTGCTAGCGTAGAGAAAATACTGGTAGCAGTCACGACAATCAGCCCCAGCCTAACAGTGGGCGCTGAAGTATATCGTGTACGTGATGTGGATTTATCCTCAGACGCAACCAGTGCCACTATAACAGCGCCTATAGTCATACGTGAAGCAATCACACTGATGGATGCTGATAGTGCGACACAGGGCGATACAGACCGTTTAAGAACAGTATCATTAAGCGCTGATGGTTCAGCTAGTGTTAGTGGTGATATTTACCGTATACAGCATATAGATTTAAGTGGTGATGCTCAGTCAGCGTTAACGGCTCAAGGTAACTTCTTATCTAACGTATCAGCGAGCCTAGATGGTGTGTCTCAGACAGAGTTCACGCCTAATGTGACTTATAGCGATGGTTTTACCGCTAACGCTAATAATGTTAATATATTCACTATAAGTAAGCTATACGTAGATATACCTAAAGATAACGAGTCGTGGTCACAGCAGATTAAAGATAATGAGTCATGGTCTGAGCAGCTACCACAATATGAGACATGGCAATCAGTGGCTAAAGATAACAGTCAATGGCAGCAAACAACTAAAGACAGCTCAAGCTGGACGGAGATATAATGGCAGATTCAACTACCACCACATATTCATTCACACTCCCTGAGGTGGGCGCTAGTGCTGACTCATGGGGTACTAAATTAAACGCTAACTGGTCCAAGGTCGATGACTTATTTGACGGCACAGTGGCGGTCACTGGTATTAACCTTACTACGTTTAAAGTAGATAGCGTTATAGTTACGGCTTCAGCAGCAGAGCTTAATAAGCTAGACGGTCTTACAGCCACTACAACCGAACTAAACTACACAGACGGTGTAACGTCTAACATTCAGACACAACTAAACGGTAAAGCCACAAGCGCACAAGGCGCATTAGCTGATAGTGCTGTACAGCCTGATGACGATGTTTCACTCGGTATTGTCACGGCTGATGGTTTGGTTGTAGATGGTGATAGTGAGTTTATCAATGATGCAGATTATCAGCTACGTTTAGCTTCATCTACAGGCGCATACGCAAAAGGTGGGTTATTTTTAGGGAGTGATGGAGGGGTAGACCCTTATTATTACGGTACTGTCAAGTGGGTGCAAGATGACGTATCTCTTAAAATAGCAAGTCAACATGGTAATGGTTCAGGTAGCATGGTCTTGCAAACAGGGACAGGGACGGGCGCTCCTGTAGATAGGTTATCTATATCACCAAACGGAGACGTCTCATTCTACGAAGACACTGGCACGACTGCAAAATTCGTATGGGATGCTAGTGCTGAGAGTTTGGGGATTGGTGGTAGTCCTAACAATATCG